GCAGGTTTGCGCTCCATCCGTTTGCCGATCAGGAGCGCAAGCGCGAGGAGGCATTTGCCTGATGGCACTCAAGCCAATCTCCACGGAGCACGGCGCACGGCTGCTGCTTCAGCGGTTGGTTGATGCAGGGCGCTGCACCGTTGACCAGCTCGACACCCCACCGCCTGGGCACTGCAAGCCTGAGAGCTACCGCAACTTGCTCCGTGATCCTGAGTCACCACCAAAAGAAAAAATTGAGCTGGTCAACCCCCGTGATTTCCAGCCCGAACCCCCTGAACCATCACTGCCCTTTTGATGTCTGATAAACGCACCGCTGTCAAAGTCAGCCTCACCGACGCTGAAAACGCCCACATCACCCGCCAAGCGCAAGCCCTAGGCATGGATCGCTCCACGCTGATGCGTCTGCGGGCTCTAGGAGACCCTGCAGTGGGCTCCAAGCCCCCTACGCCACCCCTTACCCTTGACGCCTATCACCGCGCCGTACAGGCTGCCCTAGGCGCCTCTCGTGGTTGTGCACCGCGTCCAATCATCGAAGCTGTCGCCGCCGCTGTCCTTAACTCCCTCTACCAGCCTCATGTCAAAACTCAAGCCCCCACGCCCATCACCGCAGGAGCTGCTCAAACTGATGGATGACTACTACACAGCCCTCTACCATCAGCTCCATGACCCCCAGAGACCGCCTGAACTCGCTGGTCGAATCAGCCGCTACTTCCGTCCAACCGACCTGCCACACGCTCGCTGATGGCTCCGTTCGCGTCTGTATCGGCAATACCTGCGGCACCGTATCCTCCCATCACCTCATCACTCCTAAAATCAATCAACTTCAAAGCCTGTACCGACTGAGTTAATTTCTGTATGATTTCCGCAAACGTCATACAACCGCCTGCGTGACATCAATCAATAATCTCAAGTCAGATCACAAAAATGCCCGCAAGCGGACAGATCGCTCTGCTGCCTTGATCGCTGAATCGCTCAAGCGTTACGGTGCAGCACGCAGTATTGTCATCGACGAAGACGGACGCATCCTTGCCGGTAACGGCACCGTCGAAGGCGCTAAAAAAGCAGGCATTAATAAAGTACGCATCATCGAAGCCGAAGGCGATGAACTCATTGCTGTGCGCCGTACTGGTCTTAGCGAAGACGAAAAAGTTGGCTTAGCCATCGCTGACAACCGCTCCAGCGACCTCAGCGAATGGGACAATGAGATGCTTCGTCAGCTCAGCGAAGAGCATGACCTGACACCCTGGTTTGAAGACGACGAACTTCTTGCTGAGGTGCTAGAGCCTGAGCAAGGCAACACCGATCCTGATGATGTACCCGAGGCACCAGCAGATCCCATCACCAAACCCGGCGACCTCTGGATCCTTGGTAATCACCGCCTCCTCTGCGGCGACAGCACCAACATCCAGCACGTCGAACGGCTGATGGACGGGAAGAAGCCTGATGCGGTTGTAACCGACCCCCCTTACGGGATCGGCATTGACGGGCAAAAACAATCCATTTGCGCAAACCCAAAGCACAACCGCAAAGCCCATGCGTTTAAAGGGTGGGACTCAGAGCGTCCTAGCGAAGATGTTTTTAACTACATTCTTTCACTGAATGTTCCATCCCTAATCTGGGGTGGTAACTACTTTGCTGATTTGCTCCCGCCCACACGTGGTTGGGTTTATTGGAGCAAAGGACAAGATGGACTCTCCATGTCTGATGGCGAACTTGCCTGGACTTCGCAGGATAAAGTCCTCCGTTCCGTAACGGTCAATAGAAGCGCATTAAAGGGCTCCGTTCATCCAACTCAAAAACCATCCGAGGTGATCGCGTTTTCTTTGGCGTACCTCGAAGCAGGAACTGTCGTTCTTGATTTGTTCGGTGGGTCCGGCACCACGCTCATCGTCTGCGAGCAAACGAAACGCCACGCACGCCTCATGGAACTAGACCCTGCTTACTGCGACGTGATCGTCAAACGCTGGGAAGATTACACTGGCAACACCGCCATCTGCCTACCATCTGATCAACACTTCACGGAGCAGCAGGAGGCGTTCTAATGGCTGCTCAAAGAGGCACTAAACAAGAAACAATCGACCGCGCTAACCGCTTTGCACGCATCATCGCAAATGGTGGTCGCAGGTCGGACTGTATTCGATTTGCCGCCGAAAACTGGGGGGTTGGTGATCGCACCTGCGATCAGTACCTGCAACTTGCCAGGGAGATGCTCAAGGCTGACTGGGACATTGAACGACCCCAAATGATCGCTGACCTCCTTTCCCAGTGCTCCACCTTGCAGATGGAAGCTCGCCGTGCTGGGCAGTACCACATCGCCCTGGGAGCAATCAACACCGCTGCCAAGCTGGCGCAGCTTTGCTCCTAGACGGTAAGCTGTCTGTAGTTGTTGACTGATGCCATGCCCATTCGTAGAGATAGTCGCGGGCGGTTTGCAGGAGGCGGCGGCGGCGGTCAAAGTGGATCTCGGCGCGGCAACAAGAAAGCTAAAGGCTCAACTGGCAGCCGAGGGCAGCGTGCAGAAGCAATAGCCAGTCTCGAACGCAGTAAAGCTGGATTAAGAATACGCGCTCGTGAAACAAACAGAGCACTGCCGAAAGATGGGTCCGCAGTTACTAAAATGTTGCGCTCAGGCGAAGCACGACTTCTAAGAGAAAATAGAGCGTCAATAAATCAACTGCGAAAGGATGTACGTGGCTCAGCTTCTCAGGTCGGCGCCTCCCTTGGGGGAAAACGCAAGCGAGTGAAGATCTAAAACGTGAGCATCCTTGCTGCAGCGCCAGAAGGTCATATTCTCCAACAACTCAATTACTCTGGCGAGCTAATCAACACTGATCAGCTCCTGGATCGCATCAAAGCAGACCTGCACCCAGGACAGCTTGCCTTTGTTGATGACAATACAACGCAGATCATTGGCATCAGCGCCGGCTATGGGGCCGGGAAAACCCGAGCCCTAGCGGCAAAGGCTGTCACACTTGCAGCCGCCAATCAAGGTTTCATTGGCGCTGTCATGGAACCCACTGGTCCCTTGATCCGCGACATTTGGCAGACAGACTTTGAAGCCTTCCTAGAACACTACGAGATCCCTTACACCTTCCGCGCTAGCCCTTTGCCGGAGTACATGCTCCATCTGCCAGGCGGTGATACCAAAATCCTGTGCCGATCATTTGAAAACTGGTCACGCATCATCGGCTTGAACCTTGCCTGGGTATTAGCTGATGAGATTGACACCGTGGCACCATCTATTGCTAACAAGGCGTTCCCTAAAATCCTTGGGCGTCTTCGCTCCGGCAACGTCAGGCAGTTTGGCGCAGCATCAACACCTGAAGGCTTCCGCTGGATGTGGAACACCTTCGGCAGCGATGAGGCAAGGTCACGCTCTGATCGGCATCTAATCAAGATGCGGACAGCAGATAACCCTCACCTGCCGCCAGATTTTATTGAACGTCTGCAAGCCAACTACGACCCCAGCTTGCTGCGTGCATACCTTGACGGCGAGTTCGTCAACCTCACCACCGGGCAGGTCTATGACCGCTTTGATCGTGCCAAGCATGTCATCACCACGGTGCCCAACACCGACGATGAGCCGCTGCGGGTTGGCATTGACTTCAACGTTGCCAATATGAGTGCAGTGATCGGCGTTCGATTAGGCGGGAGCCTGCTGATCACTGACGAGATCTCTGGCGCCCATGACACCGACGCGCTGGCAGCCGAGATCCGTCGCCGGTACGCTACCCGCCGGATTTACATTTACCCAGATGCCAGTGGCGGCAACCGCAGCACCAACGCCACACAGACAGACATTGCCATCCTTGAGTCCTATGGCATGTCAAACCAATCGCCACGGGCGAACCCACCAGTCCGTGACAGGGTGGCAGCAGTGCAAGCCCTGCTAGAAAATGGCAAGGGACAGGTCAGACTGCAGGTAGCAGCGCATTGCAAACGGTTGATTGAGTGTCTAGAGCTGCAGTGCTACACCGAAAAGGGCGACCCTGATAAGGATGCAGGCTTTGACCACATGAATGATGCGCTTGGGTATCTGGTGTGGCGTGAGTTCAACCCGCTACACGCTGGAGCTGGCAGAGGCACTGGCATCCGCATTTATTAAATGCTATACTTAGCAGCGTCCAGCTTTTACACTACTTATGCTGACCGGTTCTGATCTTATCGCCAAACTCAAAGAATGTGGCGACATGAATAAGTCTGATATTGTCCGCGAGTGCGGCTACATCAAAAACGACAAGCTCTGTTACACCCAGTTCTATGAGGCACTGCTAGAAGCCAAGGGACTGCAAATGAACAAGCCTGCAAAGCGCGGTCGTAGTCTGACCTACAAGACTAAGGTGCTGTTCAATGGCAGGCTAATGATTGGCGAAGGTTACATCCAAGAGATGGGCTTCGTGCCGGGCGATGAATTTGAGATCAAAATCGGTCGCAAATCTGTTACCCTCGCTGCTGTCTAAACTGACTCATAGCCTGCGGGATCAAAAGTGGTTTACACCGGGTTCAATCATTACGACCGACAACTAACCGCCAAGGTCTCGCAGGTCAATGACCCGAACGCAGCGTGGTTTAATCAAGAGCCGCACTGGATTCTGTTAGAAGATCTGGTGGCTGGCACCTATGAGCTACGCCGCCGGCATCGACGTTACCTGCCGCAAGAGCCACGCGAGCAAGACGAAAGCTACGACAACCGCCTAGCCCGTAGCGTCTGCCCACCGTATTACCAGCGCCTTGAACGGATGCTGGCTGGTATGTTGACGCGCAAGCCGGTCAGGCTAAACGATGTGACAGATCTCGTCCGTGAGCAGCTATTTGACGTAGACCTGCAGGGGAATGATCTTAACGTTTGGACCTATGAAACTGCCAGGAAAATGGTGCGTTACGGGCATGTTGGCGTGCTTGTGGATGCTCCTGCTGCTGGTGAAAATGGAAGACCATATTGGGCAAGTTATACCCCGCGTGAGATCTTAGGCTGGCGGACTGACCTTGTAGAAGGCGCTCAAAAGCTAATGATGCTGCGCCTTCTGGAAAAAGTCATCGTGCCCGATGGGCTGTATGGCGAGAAGGCTATTGAACAGGTCCGCGTGCTCACGCCTGGTGGCTTTGAGCTGCATCGCAAAAATACGAAGGGCGCATTTGAGATCCACGACAGCGGCACAACAACCCTTGATGACATCCCATTTTCTGTTGCCTATTCAAACCGCGTGAATTTTATGGAATCACGCCCGCCGCTAGAAGATATTGGTGAGCTAAACCTTAAAGCGTATCAAGTGCAATCTGATCTAGACAATCAGTTGCATATCTCAGCGGTGCCAATGCTTGCGTTCTTTGGCTTTCCAATGGCAGGCGAGGAAGTATCAGCCGGTCCTGGTGAGGCGATTAGCTTCCCCGCTGAAGGCAATGCTCGATACATTGAGCCTGATGGCAAGAGTTTTGAGGCGCAGTTCAAAAGGCTTGATCAGGTAGCTGGGCAAATCAATGAGCTGGGCTTGTCTGCTGTGTTGGGTCAGAAGCTAAGTGCTGAGACTGCAGAGGCAAAGCGGATTGATCGCAGTCAGGGTGATAGCACCATGATGGTGATTGCTCAAAACATGCAGGATCTAATCGACAACTGCCTGGTGTACCACGCCCGGTATCTCAACGTACCGCAAGCTGGCAGCTCATATGTCAACCGTGACTTCCTAGGCGGCAAGCTAGAGCCGCAAGAGATCCAGTCGCTGCTGGCGCTTTATACCGCAGGCACGATCACGCAGAAGACGCTGCTAGACCAGTTGTATGAAGGTGAGGTGCTAGGCGATGAGTTTGACGTAGAAGAGGAACTAGAGGCAACGCAAAATGGTGGGTTGATAGAGATGAACCAGCCTGAGCCTGTCGGCAATCGACTGATGCCAGAAGAATCAGCGGAACCAGAAGACATCGATGAGATACCTGAATGATGGGACCATTATTTAAGTTGTTGCTAATGGGTTCGCGTGGACCACGGCGGCAGCAATTATCCTGCACCCGCAAGGAAATGGTCGATGATGTGTTTGCTGTAATCAGACTGGCATGGTTTCGTGATAGCAAACAGTATCAGGTTGAGGAGCTGCAGGTAACAAGCGACTGCAAGGATAAGGTTAGTGTTGTGCAGTCGTTAATACATGAGGCGCTAAAAGCTGGCGCAGATGTTTCTGTCATAACAGATTGCGATCCTGCTAATCTAGGCTTCAAATGACTACACCATCAAGCCTGTACCGTAACGCGATTGATCTAAATCGTTTTGGCAATAGTGTGTCACGGCGTATCGTGAGCGCATATAACGACATCATTGTTGATGCTGTTAATCAACTGCGGACCATTGATGAATTGTCAGCGCCTGTAAAAGCAGCACGATTAAGAGCAATTCTTGCACAACTCAAAGAATCACTAGGCACATGGTCCAATGCCAGTGTTGCTGTTATGAGTAACGAACTGCAAGGCTTAGCCCTGTTGCAGTCTGAGTTTGTAACAGAACAGCTCCGCAAGGCATTGCCTGCAGGCGCCAGAAATATTGTGAACACCGTTGAGATTAGCCCGCAGTTTGCACAATCAGTTGTGACCACTGATCCAACGCAGCTTAATGTCGTGACCCTTAGCGATGATCTCTTTGCTGCGGTACAAGGCGCACCGCAAACTTACTCGCTAACAGCAGCCAAAGGTGCCACCATTACCTTGCCGAATGGCGAAGTAGTCACTAAAGCCTTTGCAGGGATTGTTGAGTCACAGACCGAATTGTTCTCGCAGGTAGTACGGAATGGATTGTTGACAGGCGAACCGACAGCAGAAATTGCCAAACGTTTGACCGGAAGGCTGCAGTTAAATCAAGCCGGCAGCGTGCGGCAGATAGCTGATGCAGGTGGGCAGGTCACAAAAGCTGCAAACCATCAGGTCATGACACTGGTGCGGACCAGCATCAACCAAGTCGCAAATGCCGCCAGTCAACAGGTCTATGAAGCCAATCAGGACATCACCAATAAATACAAGTACGTTGCCACGCTTGATTTGCGGACCAGTGCTATCTGCCGTGCGTTAGACGGTAAGGAGTTTGTTTATGGCAAAGGACCAACGCCACCGCAGCACTTC